TCAACATTAATATAATGTCTATCTGCTTCTAATATTTTATGATTCATTTGATATGATAATATGATCTGTCCATGTTCTTTTTTATAAGGTACTATATATAACATATTATCCATCATTTGTCTGTAATCTTGGGTATAACGATAAAATTGTAAAAGGTAAAGGTTGAGTTTGTCTAACAAATATAAAACCATCTGTTTCATAATTACCTCTAAACTCTACCTCTTTATCTCCTGTAAATGGTGGTATACCTTCATCCATTAAATCAGCAGAACTTCTAAATGGTATTCTTTCTAAATTGTCTAAATCTGGTCCAACTTCTACACCTATAGTTTCAAACATTCTAACTGTAATATCATATATTCTTTTTGTCTTACCTTGTGATGTACCATTCTGTGATCCAGCATTTAATCTCATAGTTTGTAATAATGATGTATAAGCCAAACCTACTTTAACATTTTTTGATGAACGATCTAAAGTAATGCTGCCAGAACTTACAGTTTTATCTGGGTGAGTTGCACCATCTGCTAGTACAGAAACTGTTTGTCCTTCAAGGTGATCTAATCCTGATATTGTACTTACAGCACTACCACTATAACTTAATGCACTATCTAAAAAATTAAATGATGTATTATCTGTTTGATCAAAATCAAATACATTTAAAAATTCTACATATCTTCTAGTAGAACCATTAACAGTTCTTTTAATAATAACATACACTTGATATTCTGTATCGTCTGTTGGAATAACTGCTGCACTTTCAACTACTGCTTTACCTTCACTTGTTGCAGTTAATCTTGTGCTATCAAAACTTTTAATAGTTAAATATCCTGTTGCTTCATGTGCAGTTTCAGTAACAGTTACTACTGCACTATTAACTGTAGCTGTAAAATTAGCATGAGCATTAATTGCAGTTTTTAAATTAGTTGCTGTTGTATTATTATTAGTTTCAGTTTTAAATTCATTTGTTCCTGCAGTTCCTGTAGTAGAAGTAAAGTCTACAACTGTACCATCAGATTTTGTTAAAGTTAATTTAGTGCCAGTTGCAATATTAGCATAATCAGTAACTGTAATTGTTGCATTACCAAATCTTCCACCAAAAATATGTCTATGCCAAGCACTTACTTGTTGTTCTCTTTGATAAGTAAGTCCTACTAACTCACCATCACCTCTAACTCCATAAACAATTTGATTAGGTTCTTGTTGATATGCAATTTGTGTTAGACCTCCTTCAGTAATATGTTCAGCAAGAATAGTCATATCGGGAGCAGTATAACCATCTACATCAAAATTATATGCTAGTTCTCTAATTTTTCTTTTTGCTCTTTGTAAAAATAATGTAGCGTTACCTACAGCTATAGCGTCTACATTTGCCGAGCCATGGTTAGATTGTTTTTTAATTAATATGTTTGTAGGTGTAACTGCACTATCTGTACCACCACCTGATACAGTAAACTCACCTCCTGCTGTACCAAGAATTAAAGTTCTTGTGGCTGTCATAAATCTAATAGCATTAACTTGGTTAGATGCGATTGTATAAATGATTGCATCATCATCAGCTATTGTGCCACCAATGTTTGCATCCATATTTTCATAATCACCAGACTTTGAAAAAAATATTGTTTGTGGTTGAGATGTTGTTCCTGCAAATACTAATCGTTGTTCAAAAAAGGTTACGCAAGAAGGATGACCTGTAGTATCAGAGAAAGCACCTAACGACCAATTTGCAGAAGCAGTTGCTGAACCCATATCTACAATAATTTCCATAGTAAAATTTAAAGTATCTGCAACTGCTGTAATTTTTCCATGACCATCTACAAACCGAATTAATCTTCCAACATCAGTAGACTGAAAACCTGTATCATTGTTAATACCTGTTATAGCTGAAGCTACTACTGTAATTCCTGCTCCTACTGTGTGAGCTGATGGATTTAATGTTGTTGTAGTAATGTTTTGATCTAGGTATGGACCATTAGTAAAATCTACATCTGTAAGTGTCCAAGCAGTATGACCAGTACGAGATAGTTTTTCTACTTCATGTGCAGGATGAGTTATGTACATTACGTCTGCCGATTGTGCGAACTTAATATCAAAAAGTTGTGCAGTAGTGTAAGGTGTTGTTAGTTCAAAAACTTTATTAGCTACACCACCAGAACTGTAAGCAGTAAATGCAGAACTATTTATATCTACTCCATCTTTGTCTTGTAGTTCAAATGTGTTTGTTGTTTTGTTTGCAACTAAAAATCTTTTACCATTAACTTCTGTCATTCCTCCAACAGCAGTAATTACTACTTCATCACCATTTAAATATCCATGTGATGTAGCGGTTACTACAGCAGGATTAGCTTGTGTAATTCCAGATATAGTTTTATCTCCTTCTAATACAGCACCACTATCTTTATACACTCTCATTTTTAAGTTTGAAAACTCAAGCATATAAGTTTGTGTTGTTGAAAATTCAAAAGGTATTAATCTTGTTTTGTTTGCACTATTAGCAACTTCTGCTAAAAATGTAGAACCTGGTCTACGAGCTGCTGAACCATGTGGGTATACTACTAAATTTTCTAATGTTGCACAGCCAGATGTATATTTAGTTAAATCAGTTCTTCCATCTAATCTTGGCGATAGCTCACCACCTGTAAAATTTGTTAGTTCAACTGCAACTCTAGCCATGGTTTAAAACCTTGAGTTAATAAATGTACCTGCGTCTATAACATCTGTCATGCCTAAATCTTGTTCAACATTTTGACCTTCTGTTGAATCTACAAATCTAGCATCTTTTAATTTATCTTGAAACAAATTATACATATTTGTTGCTGTAGTATTATTGGAAGTAACTGCAAAAGCAATGTCTGCACTTAATGCTGCAGATAAAGTTTCTCTTAACAACTCATCATACTCATTAGCATCTGTAATTCTAGCAACATATAATATTTTCATAGAAGATGTATTACTTAATATTTTTCTACCTTCTACTTTGTAGTTTGAATCATAATCTAATATACGAAGTAATCTTAAACAATCTGCTGGTAAAGTATAAGCATAACTAAAACCCCATGCAGGAGCTGTAGTGTCTGCTGCTATTTCTACTCTTTTCTGTAAGCAGTTCCAAGGATGTGATCTAAATACACTATCTCTTACTTGAGTATATCTTGAGTTACAAAGTCTTGCGTTTTTTGAATCTTCTGTAAGTGAAAGGATAGTTGTTGCACCTAATTGGTTTAATGCTCCATTACAAATTTCTACTGTTGATGCCATACTACCTCTTTATAATATACTTGCGTCTTATTTGTCTATCTTTTTCTAACGCAAATATTTCTTCTGTTGTTCTTTCCTCTTTAGTGTCAAAGCCATAATGATTTTTAGAATCGTTTTGAAACCTATCTACTAACACATACCTATACACATAATTATCTTTTTTAAAATGTAATACAGGTTTTAAATCTTGTATCTTTTTCATGCACTCTAGGCGGCTTCCACTCTCGCTTTCACCGCCTAAAATTTTATTTATTAGTCAATTACATATAACATTTGCAACTGAATAGTGCCAGTACCATTAGCACCTGCTAATGTAACTGTAACTGGAACACCATCTTCATTAGCATCTGTTACTGTATTTTTACCTAAAGCTATAGTGTCAAGAGCTGCAACACTTTCAGCAGATGTTGACGCAGCCGCAGCTTTGTATTCATCCACATCAAGAGCTTGTGCAGTTCCATCTGCTTTTGTATGAGCAGCATAACCTACAGAAATAGTTGTACTAGATCCTAAAGCATCATAACTAGCAGCACCAGATAATAATCTAGCACCATTAGGAATAACAAACATAGTAATAGTAGATTGTTCAGCACTTGCTTCGTATTCAGCAAACGCAACTCTTACTCTACCAGAAAGTTCGTTAGTATTTACTTTAACAGAAGGTGTACTAGCAATTTTTGCGTATTGTATTGAATTAGCCATATATTTATCCTCCTATTATGATTCTGTACATTGTACTTCAACAACTTTAGCTTCTTCCATTCTAGTGGCACCAATGCTCATGCAGTAGTACACTTGAGTGGCATAAGATTTGTCGCTTCTTTCGTCTATTCTAGCATTGACATCTTTGCCAACACCTAAAGCGATTCCATCTTGTGCAAAAGCTATACATGATCTAGTTGTGCTAGATAATGCTAGTCTGTTTGATACAATGAAATTAAAACCAAGGAACGAGTTTACTTCACCATTTGCCAATGCTTTGACAGTGTTGAAGTCAGAACTTGTTACTTCAGTTGTTCCTAAAAGATCAGTGATCTGCTTCGGAGACACGATAATGTGTCTAGGAATTGAAGGATCTACATCACCTAAATCAAGTGTCTGTTTTGCAGTTCTTAATTTAGCGATAGTTAAACCAGTTGAACCATGTACGATTTGATTCGCATTTGATGTACTAGTTGATCCTGTTTCACCAGTGAACGCAGTTCCTAGTGCAGCAGAAATGATCACATCATCCATTGCTCTACCCATTGCCATAGCAGCAGCTTGAGCATAAGATGAAGTTGGATCAATTAAGAGCCTTACTTTGTCCTGTTGATCTATTAGATCAGCAAATTCATAATCCGCAAGAGATACTCTTCTTCTCGCATGAGGAGTATCTATTTGTGGAGTGTCTGAATGTCTGCTAGTTTTTTCAATAGCAGTTACTGAACCAACTTGATCGAAAAAAGCATTTTTTCCAACCACAGATTCAACACGAACTTTGTCTCTTAATAACGATCCCATTTGTTGAGAAAGCATTTGTACGTTTGCAGAATACTGCTGTACAAAAGCTGTAGTTATATTTGATGACATAATTGTCTCTCCATATTATTGTTAAGTTAAAATAATCAGAAAGGTTCTCCACTAAATAATAGTAGGCATCTCTTGGATTTTAAGTCTTTTAGACTAGAAGTCTATTCCTTCTTGCCAGTAAGGTTCTTGCGAATTTTCTTACCTACTATCCAATTATAATAT